AAAGGAAAGTTTGTACCACACAAAGGTGCAAGTTTAATGGCAAACTTTGCAATACAAAAGGTACATAAAAAATAATGGCTACAACATATTTAGATTTAACTAACGAAGTTCTTCGAGAACTAAATGAAATCCCACTAACTTCTGCAAACTTTGCAAACGCTGTAGGTTTTCAGAAGTTTGTAAAGGATGCAATTAATAAATCTATATTTGATATAGCTAATCAAGAACCACAGTTACCTTTTTTTAGTGCTGGTGTAAGTGGAAGTACAGACCCTTTCTATGGTAATACAACAGTAGCAACTGTAGCAGGACAAAGATTTTATACTTTAAAAGATGGTAGTTCTAGCATAACTACAGATTTTGCTTCTATAGATTGGGATGACTTCTACATAACAACAATAAATGTAAGTGGAGAATCAAGTCCTTTTGTTTCTAAAGGATTAAAATTTTTAACACTAGCTGATTGGAGAAGATATTACAGAGATAGTGAAAACTCAGACGATGCAGATTCAAGTCATGGCGAACCTGTATATGTAATTAAATCTCCTGATAGTAGAAAGTTTGGATTAAGTCCAATACCAGACAAAGTTTATAATGTACACTTTTATGCATTTACAAAGCCTACAGCTTTAGATGCTCATGGAGATACAATGGCATTACCAGAACAATACAGTAATGTTGTGACTGCAAGGACTAGATACTATGTATGGCAGTTTAAAGAAAGTCCACAACAGGCAGCTTTTGCATTAGATGATTATAAAAAAGCAATGAGATACATGAAATCAAATCTTATGAATCCAACGCCTAAATACATGACAGATGATAGAACATATTTTTAGGAGATATAGATGACAACAAAAGTACCAGTAGAACTATCAAGTACCCCCGGAATAGTAGACGGAAGTAATGCAACAGCTATAACTATTGGTAGTGATGAGCTTGTGACATTTTCAACAGGCATAACTTCCACAGCAGCAGCTAATACTTTAGGTGCTACAAGTTTTAGTGAAGCTGATTTAACAAATGTTGGAACAATTTATGCTGACCAATATTTAGGTGATGCAGATACAGATTCTGGTATTGTTTTACCCGGTTCAGATATAATGACATTTCATACTGCAAATTCAGAAAGAATGCGTATTGATAGTTCGGGCAATTTATTGGTGGGAACTACTCAAACTCCTCTTACACTATTAAGTGATGGACATTCAGGTTTTGGAGTCAGTGGTGCTGATGATTATATAGTTTCATCAAGATTCAATGGTGCATCAGGTTATTTTAAAAGAGAAAATAGTAATGGAAGTGTTTTAGAATTTTTAAGAGATGCTTCAAATGTGGGAAGTATAACTGTAACAACAACTGCAACAGCATTTAACACATCTTCAGATTACAGATTAAAAGAAAATGTAGACTACACTTGGGATGCAACCACAAGATTAAAACAATTAAAACCTGCTAGATTTAATTTTAAATCTGATGAAACAAATACATTAGTTGATGGGTTTTTGGCTCACGAAGTTTCAAGTATAGTGCCTGAAGCTATTACAGGTGAAAAAGATGCAGTTGATAGTGAAGGAAATCCAGAATATCAAGGTATAGACCAAAGCAAACTTGTACCATTACTGGTAAAAACAATACAAGAACTAGAAGCAAGAATAACAACACTAGAAGGCTAAAGTAGAATAAATATGGCAATAAGTCAACCTTATACAGTTGCAGTAAACGGAGGGTTAGTAGAATCATCTAATGTAATTGATTTACTTAAAACTCCCGGAGTTGCAAAAGACTTAAGAAACTTTGAGGTTTCTACAGAGGGTGGCTACAGAAGAATTAATGGGTATCAAAAGTTTGGTACTACAAGTGCTACACAACCTACAGGTGGTACAACAAATATATTAGGTGTATTTCCTTATGCAGATGGTGTAATAGCTACTGCAGGTACAGGAATATTTTTTACTAATGATGGACAGACTTGGGTAAATATAGGTAGAAGTTCTGTATCAAGTAGTGGCGATAATTACAGTACCTTTACAGGTAGAAGCACACTAACAAGAACTTCTCAAGGTCAATGTCAGTTTACATTATTTGATGGAGCTACATTTGATTATGGTCAAGTTATTATAGCTGATGGTGCTAACAAACCTTACATATTTAGAATGGAAGGTACGGGAGCATTAACATCTAGAACATTCTTTGCAGAAGAAATAACTGTAACAGGAACAAAGGGTGTTAAATATGTTACAACTCACGATAAACATTTAATAGCTGCAGGAGTTGAAGATAATTTAAGTACTATATTTTTTAGTGCTACATTAGACCCTACAAGCTTTAGTGGTACTGGTTCAGGTTCTATAGTAGTAGAAGACCAGATAGAAGGAATCAGAGGATTCCGTAATGAGTTATTTATATTTTGTACAAACAGTATATTTAAATTAATAAATATAAATGATTCAAGTAATATAGCCATAGTACCTGTTACAAAGAATGTTGGCTGTTTAAGTGGCTATAGTATTCAAGAGATTGGTGGTGACTTAATATTTTTAGCACCAGATGGATTAAGAACAGTTGCCGGTACTGCAAGAATCGGAGATGTCGAGTTAGGTACAGTTAGTAAATCTATACAACCTTTAGTAACAAACTTAGCAGAAAACATAAATTCATTTGTAATAGATAGTGTTGTATTACGAGAAAAGTCACAATACAGATTATTTTATACAAATACAAGTTTAGAACAAACACAACAAAAAGGAATTATAGGAACATTAAGACCAAATGGATTTCAATGGTCAGAAACAAGAGGATTAGAAGTTACTGCTATAGGTTCAGGATTTGATAATAATAATGTAGAACAATACTATCATGGAGATACAAATGGTTTTGTTTATCAACATGATACAGGAAATAGTTTTGATGGTAGTAATATATTAGCTAGATTTGAAACACCTAATTATGATTATGGTGACTTAGGAACATTAAAGACTTTACATTATCTTAGAGTATCAGCAAGTTCTGAAGGTATAACAGAACCAGATGTACAAGTTAGATTTGATTATGGTAATACAGATGTTCCACAACCACCAGATTTATTTGATTTAGGAGTTATCAATCCACCTTCAAAGTTTGGCGATGCATTATTTAATACTAATGTATTCGGTGGTGGAGATAATCCTTTAATAAGAGTTCCATTACAAGGAAGTGGAACAAGTAACAATTTTACAATTATAAGTGATGACACAAAACCACCATATACGATAAATGGTTTTTATGTAGATTACATACCTTCAGGCAGGAGATAAAATATGGCGATAACAAAAGTTTCAGCATCTTTAGTAGATTTAGATGGTGGCGTAGTAATTAATGAAAGTTCAGCAGATGCTGATTTTAGAGTTGAGTCTAATGGTAAAACACACATGTTATTTGTTGATGGTGGTAATGACCGAGTAGGAGTAGGTGCTGCACCCAGCTCACCTTTTAGTGTTTCAGCAGCAGATGGAACTCTTGCTAACTTTACAAATGCATCAGATGCAGATTTTCAATTTAAAACTGCTTCTGCAGTAGCATTACTTACACCAAGTACAGGCACTTTAGCTTTTGGAACAAGTGATACAGAAAGGATGCGTATTAATAGTTCAGGTCTTGTTTCTATAGGTACTACAACTACTGACAGAGAATTAAAAGTTCAAAAATCTAGCGACCATTCAATAATAGCAGCAGTTTCAGGCACATCTAGTCTTGCTGGTATGGTTATGGGCGATACGGATGATGATGATATAGGTGCTGTTTTATACAATAACAATGGTAATTACTTGTATTTTCAAACTAATACTTCAGAAAATGCAAGACTAACAAGTGCTGGTCTGTTACAACTAGGCACATCTATAGGAAACAGCACATACGCAGGTTTATTTAATGGCGTAAGTAATGTTGGTACTGGTGCAATCATTCAAACTAGAAATGGTGATGGTAAAAAACATTTTATGCTTAGAGGTGATAATAATGTTGAGTATGGTTCAGTAGGTTTAACTAGTGCAACTGGTTCAGGTGCATTACAACTACAAGGTGAAGATACTATAGTTTTTAATACAAACACTGATACCGAGAGAATGAGAATTAATGCTAGTGGTAAAGTTCTTATTGGCACGACAAGTGGCGTAAGAGGCTCAGAGGATTTATCAATACAAGCGTCATCAGATGCTATTGTAACAAGAACTGCAGGTGCTGGACTAATAGTAAGAAAATCATCTTTTGGTAATGGATTTTTATGTTTGTTTGAAAATGACAGTGCAACAGCAGTAGGCTCAATTACATCAGGTGGTTCTTCAACAGTTTATAACACATCATCTGATTATAGATTAAAAGAAAATATAGAAACCATGCAAAATGGTTTAGAAAGATTAAATAAATTAAATCCAGTAAAATTTACTTGGAAAGAAACAGGTGAAGAAGCTGAAGGATTTATAGCACATGAGGTTGATGAAATATTTAGTGACTGTGTTTATGGTGAAAAAGATGGTGATGAAATGCAAGGTGTAGATTATGGAAGAATAACACCATTGTTAGTAAAAGCTGTACAAGAACTAACAGCAGAAGTAGAAGAATTAAAAACAAAATTGGAGAGTAAATAATGGCAGGATATACAAGACAAAGTTCTTTTGCAGATGGAGATACAATTACTGCTGCGTTATTTAATAATGAATATAACCAGTTAGTAAATGCATTTAACAACTCAACAGGACACTCACATGATGGAACAACAGCTTCTGGACCAGTTATAGGATTAATTGGTGATGCAGGAGAAACTTCTCCAAACAACAAAGTCTTAATAGACACTACAAATAATTTTATTGAGTTTTATGTAGAAGTATCTAGTAGTTCAGTACAACAATTATATATAGCAGATGGTGCTATAGTTCCTGTAACAGATAATGATATTGACTTAGGTACTAGCTCTCTTGAATTTAAAGATGCATTTTTTGATGGTACAGTTACTACAGATGCTTTAGTTGCTGATACTGCTGATATTAATGGTGGTACTGTTGATGGTGCTACTATAGGAGCTAACTCAGCTTCTAGTGGTGCATTTACTACTGTTACCACTACAGGTAATGTAGATGTAGGTGGTAATCTTACAGTAACAGGTACAACAACATTTAATGGTGGCACACTAACTTTAGGTGATGCTGATACAGACAATATTGTTTTTGGTGGTGAAGTAGATTCTAATATTGTTCCAGATGATGATAACACATATGACTTAGGTAGTTCTTCAAAAGAATGGAAAGATTTATATATTGATGGTGTTGCATATTTAGATGCTATAAACTTTAATGGCACAGCAATCACATCAACTGCTGCTGAACTAAACATATTAGATGGAGTGACATCCACAGCAGCCGAACTTAATATTCTTGACGGAGTAACTGCTACAACTGCAGAACTAAATATAATGGATGGAGTTACTGCAACAACAGCAGAACTAAACATTATGGATGGTGTAACTGCAACTACTGCTGAATTAAATATAATGGATGGTGTAACATCTACAACAGCAGAGCTAAACATACTTGATGGAGTTACCAGTACTGCATCAGAGTTAAACATACTTGATGGAGTTACATCAACAGCTACAGAATTAAACTTACTTGATGGTGTTACAGCAACTACAACAGAACTTAATTATGTAGATGTTTCAACAGTAGGAACTGTAGAAGCTTCTAAAGCTATTATTGTAGATGGTAACAAAGACTTTACAGGTGCAAGAAACATAACTATAACAGGTGAACTTGATGCAGCTACATTAGATGTATCAGGAGATGTAGACATTGATGGTACATTAGAAGCTGATGCTATTACAATAAATGGTACAACACTAGCAGAAACAATTAGTGATACTGTAGGAGCTATGGTAACTTCTAATACAGAAACAGGAGTTACAGTAACTTATGATGATAGTGATAATACTTTAGACTTTGTTATTGGAACACTTAACCAAGATACTACAGGTAATGCTGCAACTGCTACAGCTTTAGAAACTGCTAGAACTATCGGTGGTACAAGCTTTGATGGTACAGCTAATATTTCTGTAGCCTTGGCAGATACAGCTACAGCGTTAGCGACAGCAAGAACAATACATGGTGTATCTTTTGATGGTACAGCTAACATTGATTTATCAGAGGTTATTCAAGATACTGTAGGAGCTATGGTATCTAGTAATACTGAAAGTGGTATTACTGTAACTTACGAAGATAGTGATGGTACATTAGACTTTACAGTTGGTACATTAAATCAAAGCACAACAGGTAATGCAGCTACAGCTACAGCACTTGAAACAGCTAGAACAATACACGGAGTAAGTTTTGATGGTACAGCTAATATAGACCTAACAGAGGTTGTACAAGATACAGTTGGTGCTATGTTTAGCTCTAATACTGAATCAGGTATTACAGTTGATTATCAAGACTCCGATGGTACGATAGATTTAACAGTAGGAACTCTTAATCAAAACACTACAGGTTCAGCAGCTACTTTAACAACTGCAAGAACTATTGGTGGTGTAAGCTTTGATGGTAGTGCTAATATAGTGCCTACAACATTTAATGCAGCTACATTCTCTGGAGATGTTAATGTAGATAGTGGTGTATTATTTGTTGATGTAAGTGAAAATAAAATAGGTGTCAATCAAACTTCACCAGATGTTTCACTTGACTTAGGTTCTAATACAGACTCAATACATGTACCAGTAGGTACAACAGCACAAAGACCTTCTTCACCAGCAGCAGGTTATTTTAGATATAATTCAGAAACAGGTAAGTTTGAAGGTTATACAACTGAATGGGGTGCAATAGCCGGTGGTGGTTCAGGTACAAACATGGACACCAATATCTTTACAGGTGATGGAAGTGATACAACTTTTACATTAAGTACAGCTCCAGACAGCGAAAACAATTTAATGGTATTTGTTGATGGTGTTTTCCAAGCACAGAATGTTTACTCTGTTTCAGGAACTACATTAACATTTGCTACAGCTCCTGCTAATGGTAGAGTTATTACAGTCTATCATAGTACAACAACTGTAGGTGGTTCTAATAACTCAATAGCTACAATGACTGGAGATGGTTCTGATACTACATTAACATTATCAGTTGCTCCAGTACATGAAAACAATGTATCAGTTTACTTTGATGGTGTTTATCAAAACAAAGATAGTTTTTCAGTAAGTGGTACTACTTTAACATTTGGAGTAGCCCCACCTTCAGGTGTAGCAGTAGAAGCTATAACTGCAACTAATACAAGTATTACAACAGCTACACAACTAAGTGATGCCGATGGTGATACCATGGTTCAAGTAGAAGAATCAAGTGATGAAGATAAAATAAGATTTGATACTGGTGGTACTGAAAGAGTTATTATAGATTCTACTGGTGTTGGTATTGGTACAAGTAGTCCAGATGAAAAATTAGTTATTGATGGCGATGCAAAAATTAAAAGCACTAATAAATTGCATTTTACAAATACTTCTGACCAAGTATTTATTCATGCACCTGCTAGTAATACATTAGCACTTTCTACAAATAATACAGAAAGAATGAGAATGACAAGTACTGGTGCAATAGGTATGGGAACTACTCCACCTTCTGATACACATACTGGTTGGACACAAGTTTTTATAGGTCAAAAAGGTTCAGTAATAAGTGAAAATGCTACAGGAGTTCATGGTCTTGATGGTACTTTTGTTACAGATAATATGTATGTTGATTCTGATACAGGTGCTTTTGCGTACATTGAAGCTAATGAATCATCAGCTTACAGACAAGAAGCTGGTATTCACCAATTTTTTACACAAGCTAGTGGTAGTGCAGGAGCAGCAGTTACATTATCTGAAAAGATGCGTATTGATAGTACTGGTAATGTTGGAATTAACACCAGCAGTCCTAGTGAACCACTGCATGTAGTAGGCGATAGAATTATGTTAGTTGGTGAATCCTCTGGTGCTGCTGCATTATCTTTAAGAGCTGATGGTAACGCTGAAGCACAAGAAATAATTTTAGGACAAGGTTTTGCTAGTGGAACAGATGATGTAGGATTTTTATACAATAGAGCCAATAATGATTTTGTATTCGGTACTAATAATACAGAAAGAATGCGTATTGATTCTTCTGGTGATGTTCAAATAGGAACAACATCACAAATTTCTAATGCAAAAGTATCAATAGTAGAAGCATCAACTGATGCAGCATTGTTTATAAGAAAATCAGATGGAACAGCAAGTTCTACAAATACATACATACACTTTGACATAAGTGGAGGTGGTACTGCTGGTGGTAAAATTACATTTGGTTCAGGTGGTTCACCACAATTTACAGCTACTTCTGATGAAAGATTAAAAGAAAATATAAAAGATGTGACTGGTTGTTTAGATAAAGTTATGGCTCTAAAACCATCTTCTTTTACATTTACAGAAAGTAATTTAGATGTGCCTTATGGATTTATTGCACAAAATGTTGAAACAGTTTTACCTGAATTTGTTTCAAATGATGAAAATGGTTACAAACAAATTAGTGAAGGATTAACAAGTCCTTACATAGCTGTACTTACTAAAGCATTACAAGAATTACACGAACAGGTTGATGCCTTACAATCTGAAATTAATAACTTAAAAGGAGAATAAATATGGCAATAGGATATACTTGGGATGTTAGCACTTGCGACACATACCCTACAAAAGATAGTAAAAGTGATGTAGTCTATAATGTACATTGGAGACTTACAGCAACTGATGATACTAATAAAGATAGCGATGGTAATAACTGGACTGCTACTTGTTATGGTTCACAGTCTGTTGACACTTCAGACCTTTCAAGCTTTATAGAATGGTCTAGCTTAAAAGCTAGTGATGTTCAAGGCTGGGTCGAAACAGCATTAACTGCTGATACTGTTACAGCTATGAAAACTGCATTAGATGCTGAGATAGCTGAGAAAGTAACACCTACTAGCGTAACTAAAGTACTTAGCTAGTTATGGAACTAACACCTTATTTATTTTGGAACATCTTTATAACTTTGGTGTTAGCTCCCGTGCTTTATGGTATTCGTGGTAATACTGCAGAGGCTAAACGGATTGACATACTCTTAAACAAAACTCGTGAAGAGATTGCAAGAGACTATGTAACTAAACAAGAATTAAAAGATGATATGAATACTCTAATGGATAGAGTAGAAAAATTACACGAAAAGGTTGACAAATTATTTGAAGTAAAATGAAACGAGCAGTAATCATAATGATGACAGATAAACCTAAACTTCTTATGAAGCTGCTACATCGTGCAGGAAAAGATAATGGCAAAAAAAGAAAAGAAAAAAAGAAGAAGTAAAAGAAATAGATATACTACAGGTGATAGAGTAGATATGCGTACTGGTGGAAGAGTGTCTAAATTTCATGGTGGTCCTCACAATGAAGATGAAGACAAAGAAAGATTTGAAAGACGACAAGAAGAATTAAGAAATAGATTTTCTGTTGATAGACAAAATCAAATACAACCGGGGAGTGTACCTCCACTTATTGATAGAAATAGTGGTGATGACAATATTATTGATATTCCCGGTATTGGTGGTGGAGGAAGTAACGTAGGTGGTGGAAGCACTACTGCATCTAACGAAAGAAGAGAAAGAATTGAAAGGTCTGCAAATTTAGTAGAAGGTGCTGCTCAAGGTATGCTACCAGAAACAGCAGTAATACCTACAGCAAGAAAAGTAGGAGATGTAAAAGACCAAGAACAAACAACTATGGCACAACCAACTTCAGTTACAAAAACTACTGCAAAACAAACTACTCCAGAAAAAGTTACAACTATAGAATCAGATAAAGTAGCTCAAGCAGAAGTACCTTTAACACAAATAGGAGTTGATGCAGAAGGGCAACCTATTATGGGAAGAATGACTGCTTCAAAAATGGGAGCAGCTACTGTCGATACTAAAGCTCAAGTTGAAGCTGCACAAGGAACATTATCAGATGGTGCTATCGCTGAAGCTGCAGGAGTAGATAAAGTTGCTACTATTGAGGGTGCTACTGTTACTGTTCAAGAAGGAGCTGTAGCAGAAACAATTAAAGGTACATTAAGTCCAGAAGCAAAAGCTATTGCAGCAAATAATGCAGGTACTAATTTAGCCAGAGTTACTAGAGCTAAAAAACAATTAAGAAATGCAGGATTACAAGAAGATGCTATTACTCAGTTAGGTAATAACCCTGAAGCTTTAGAAGATAAATTAACTGATTTTACAGAACAAGAAAGGGGAGTAATAGCTGGATTACCAGAAGAAGCTTTAGTATCTAATCAATTAGATAGTTTGTTAAGTGGTATGGAAGAAGGTGAAATACCTGCATGGGCTCAACCTGCTGTTGCTAGTGTAGAAGCTATGTTAGCAAGAAGAGGTTTAAGTGCATCTAGTGTCGGTAGAGATAATTTATTTAATGCTATTATACAAAGTGCTATACCTTTAGCTCAAAGTAATGCTCAAGCTATACAACAAAGTGTAAGTCAACAAAGAAGTATTGAAGCACAAGTTGCTGAATCTAATGCACAAAGAGAACAACAAGCTGTTTTAAATAATGCTAAAAATGTATTTCAATTAGATGTAGCAGAATTTAGTGCTGAACAACAAACATCTTTAGCTAATAGTAAATTTTTTCAAACTATTAGTTTAACAGAGGCTAGTGCTGACCAACAAAGCACTATACAAAATGCTGTATTAATGTCTCAAGCTAATTTAGCTGAAGCTAATTTAAATCAACAAGCACAAATACAAAATGCTAAAAACTTTTTACAAATGGATATGGCTAATCTTAGTAGTGAACAACAAGCCAATATGTTAAAAGCTCAACAAACACAACAAAGAATTTTAAGTAATCAAGCAGCTCAAAATGCATCTAATCAATTTAATGCTACAAGTGAAAATCAAACAAATCAATTTATGGCAAATTTAAATGCACAAATAAATCAATATAATTCTTCTCAAGCAAATGCGATGAGTCAATTTAATGCAACTCAATCAAATGCTGCAGAAGCTAGAAGAGCTGGAAGAGAAGCTGATATAAATAAATTTAATGCACAACTTATAACTCAAGTAGACCAGTTTAATTCTCAACAAGACTTTGCAAGAAATCAATGGAATGCACAAAATGCTGCTGCTGTTGAAGCTTCTAATGTGCAATGGAGAAGACAAGCAAATACAATTAATACTGCTGCACAAAATCAAATTAATATGCAAAATGCTATGAACGCATTTAATTTAAGTTCTCAGTCTATGTCATTTTTATGGCAAGAGTTAAGAGACCAAGCAGATTTTGATTTTAGAGCTTTTGAAAATCAAGAAAATAGAAATGCTCAAATACTTGCAACAGCTATTGCTAATGAAGGTAAATCAGGACAAGTTTATGATGACTATTTAACAAGTTTAATAAGTTCATTAAGAAATTCGTATCAATCAGGACTAGGATAATATTATGGGATTTTTAAGAAAAGTAGGTAGAAAAATAAAGAAAGGAGTTAAAAAACTTTTTAGTAGTAAGATAGGTGCTTTTATAGGAAGTATAGCTATTGGTATGATGTTAGGACCATTAATAGGTAGAGCCTTTAATGGTATAAAAGGTGCTTTAGGAATAACGCCTCCTCCTACAGTAAATATACCTACAACTCTTCCTGCTTCAAGTGCTGGTGCAACTACTACTGCAACTGCTGGGGCTGGAACAGTAGAAAGTATTGCTGCAGGAACAGATGCTTTATCAAAAACTGTAACAGGTCTTACAGAGGGTTCAGCTTTAAGTTCTGCTACAGGAACAGCATTGCCTTCAGGTCAATTAAATATGGCAGCAATAGAAAAAAGTATTGTTAATAGTCCTCCAATTATTAGTGATACTGTTACTGGTTCTCTTAACAAACTAGCCAATAATTTAAATATACCCGGATTTGAAGGTAGTTTACCAAATTTTGAAACAGGTAATATTTCAGATAGATTAATGACACCTACTGATTTTGTATCACAAAGTAAAACTCCTACTTTAGGACAAGAAATAAAACAAAATTTTACAGATTTAGGAAAGGGTATAAAAGAGTTTGGTCAAGACCCAATAGGTAAAACTAAAGAACTTGTAGGACCAGATTTTATTCCCGATACTGCAAGAAGTGTAGTTGGTAGTTTAGCTATAAATACAATTATGGGAGAGCCAGAAGAACAGTTTCAAAGTGCTGGTGTAGCTTCTCAACCAATGCAAGAGAGTGCTCAAGGAGCTTATGTGAGAGAGGTACAAAATCAAATACCTAATTTACCAGCTACAAACTTTCAACAACTAAATCAAAGTTTATTGTTTGGTACTCTTTCTCCACAGTATTTATTAGGACAAGCACAAGTATATTCATAGGATAAAATTATGGCAATTTCAGAAAAAGCAATAAAATTTATATCAGATAGTTTTGAAACAGGTAAAGCTGTTCCCGGACAAAGTTTAACTAACTCCCCAGAAGATGCATATAACTGGGAAAAACCTTCAGAGTTTACTAACCCAAAAGAAACTATGTTTTATATTTTTGAAACTCTTACAGTTCCAGAAACAACTACAAATATTTTATTATCATTAAGTAATGGTGTAGGAGTTATTGATATTGCTTCTAGTATTCTTTATACAGGATTTTTAGAAGGTAAATGGAATCCAGACTTAATGACACTTATGGTTGAACCAACTATGTATATGCTTATAGCTTTAGCTGAAAAAGCAGAAATAGATTATGTGTTAGATTCAGGAGATGATAAAGAGCCCATAGAAATGTCTGCAGATAAACAAATAGAAACTTTACAAGGTGGCATAAACGAATTAGATAATATAAGGAAACAAGCTGTAAGTAGAGTAAATCCACAGTCCGTACCTACAGAAGTTAGAGAAGTTATTGAGGAAACTGAAATACCACAAAGTTTATTAGATAAAGTAGAAAAACAAAAAAGCAATAGCTTATTAGCAAAAGAGGAATAATATGTCAGATTTTTTAAAAAGTTTATTAGATAAAAACCCCGGTTCACAAACAGGAGACCTTATAGGAGCTTTCTTATCTAATAGAGATAAAAAAGATAATAGAGCTAGAAATGTTTTATTAGCATCTTTATTTTTTAATGCTAGAGAAGCTAGTATGCAAAGTAAAGTAAGAAAAAATTTAGAAGAGCTTGAAAGACAAAAAACTTTAGAGGTTGCAAAACTAAATAATCAATGGACTAAAAGAGTTGAACTGTCTAATCAATACGAAAATATTCAAAAAAATGGAGCTTTAAATTATTATAGAGCTGATGCTGAAAAAGCTTTTAATGATGCACATACTCAAGAAAAAGAATTAATGAGTTTACAAGGTGGAGATATTGCAAAATACAAACTCGATTGGATGACAGATTATTCTGACAAACAAGAAAAAGAATTTATGGACACATATAATAAATTAGATAAATCTATTACTACTAAAGAAGAGTTTACTAAACCATACATGGATTACTATCTAGCACAAAGAGATAAAATAGCTTCTCCTGCTAATGTAAGTTTAGTTCATAAAGCATTTAGTAAAATAGGAATAGGTAAAGATAAAGAAGAATATGCTGATAAAGTTGAAAAATTAAAATTACAAAGAGAAGCAAATCAAACTAGAATAAAAGGATTTACTCAAGATGATATAGCTCGTATTAAAAAAGAAAAAGGTGAAATAAGTGGTTTAAAAATTAGTAATGCAGATTTAACCACATTATTAACTCAAAGTGGTTTAGCTGAAGCTGGAGAAGATAGTTTAAGATTAAGAAGAGGAATCAGAGAAGAATGGACGGCTGGTGGTATGACATACAACGCTGCTGTAGATGCAATAGCTTCATATCAAGAAGGATTTAATGCTAAACTTAATTTATTAAAACTTGAAGATGCTGAAGACACTTATAAAGAATTAAAACCAGAACCTGAAGATAACACATCATTAGAATGGAATACTTGGAATAGAGGATTACAATCAGCTAAAAGAAAAGTATTAGGTATTGAAGATTTAACTCAAGATACTATAGATAAAGCTAATGAAATATTTGATTTAACTGTTGCAATTAGCAATGGAAAAGATAAAGGTCTAGATGTTAAAGAATTAGAAGAGCAAAGACAAGAATTTGTAAAAGATTATATCGCAGAAATACAAAGAAAAGCTGTTGGTGGTATTAATATAGCAGCAGTTGAAGCTGAAATTATGAAAGGTAGAATGGCAAGAGTATATGAAAAATTAGATACTGGTGATTTAACTCCAAATGACACTATGCTTAATGTGTTAGATATGGATAAATTACCTGCTGATGTACAAGAAAGAATTAGAGGAATGAGTTTAGAAGATATAAATTCTAATCAAGAAATTTTAGGAGATTCATTATCTTTATTTAGAGAATTACAAACAGAAGAATTTATTAGGCAACAATATAACTTAGCTAGAATATTTTCTAAAGAATCTATTGAGAATCCTGACCCGTTAAATTTAAGACCATAAAATAAATTAAAATGCCTTCACTATACGAACAATATAAGTATGAGAATAATATAGGTAATGTAAATGATTTAGAGGAACTTAGAAGACTTTACAATACTACACCTTCTTATCAAAAAGAATTTGGATTTGCAGAGTTTGTAGATATAGCTACAAAAGATTCTGTAAAACCTTTAAGTGGTGATATACAAAAGATTACATCTCCTGAATTACCACCTGACCCATTAAAATCAGACCCTGACTTTTATAGAAAAAAATTTGAACCAACTTATAAAGATTGGGTAGGTGATAATTTACCCTTTAAAAATTATAGAAGAACTATGGGTGGTATTATTGATGAGTTAGTTACAGGTAGTGCTAAGTTACTAGGAGATACAAGTTCTGTTTTAAATACATTTGGACAAAGAGAAGTTTTAGAAAAAATGGCTCAAGATAAAAATATGTCCTATGATGAATTAGTTAAGCAAATTAATAAAAATAGAAATGATAGTATAGATAAAGGTGTGTCTACTGTATTAAGACCAATAGTAGGTGCTGATATTTATGATAATAATACTATTCAAGAACCTGAAGGAATCATAGGTAAAGGTGCAACTAGTGTTGTGCCTTTTGTTGTGGGTCTGAGTAAGTTTAGAAAACTAATGGGTTCTAATGTTGATGATGTAGTAAAACAAACTGGTAAAAAAATAGATAAGAAAAAAGTTTTACGAAGTAAAAAAATTAAACTAGGTAAAGATTTAGTTGCTGCTGAAGCATCATCACAACTTGTTTTTGCAGATGACCCTGAAATGTTTATTGTAGCTAATTATATAAATGAAAAATTAGAAACTAATGAACTTGATGATAACTTTATTGGAGATTTTTTTGAGTATTTAGATGCTGATGAAGATAGTAGTGCTGCTCAAAGAAGATTAACTTTATTATTAGATGGTGGAGTTTTTACTGGAATAATAGGAGGAGCTTTTAAAACTGCATCACTTACTAAAGATGCACTAGGTAGTGTATTAAAAAGAATAAAAAGTAATCCTGAAGTAAAAGAAACTTTTAAAAAAATGTTAGCTCCATTAAAAGAAAAGTTAAAACCTTTTACTCCTAGTAAAATTGAAGATAGATTAGATGATGATGTTTTTGTTCCTATCCCAAGTGAAGGGGGTAGAATTAAACAAACTACTACAAATATTTTAAATGGAATTAGAAATCTAAGAAGAAGATACTTTACTACTAGAGGATATTATAGTTCAGAAATGCACAATATTATTTTAGATGGTGAGTTAGCTAAAGCTGGATTTGAAAAACAAGCAAAAAATTTGTTAGATGATTTAACCTATCAATCTAAACAACTTGTTAAAGAAGGTGAATTTAATGCTCCTCAAGTTACTAAAATGTTAGAAGATTATTTATCTAAAGAAATACCTTTAAATGAGTTACCTAAAGGTTTACAAGATGTAGCTGTAAGAACTAGAGATACTATTGATGATTTAAGTAGATTATTATTAGAACAAAAAAATATACCTGAAGATTTAAAATTTGTTATAAGAAGTAACATAGGTAAATATTTAAGAAAAAGTTATGAGTATTTTGAAAACCCTAGTTACAAACCTAGTCAAGATGTTATAGAGGGAGCTGTAGAAAGTATAGCTGAAAAGTTAGCTAGTAAATCTGTTCAAGCTTCTTTATTTGATGATACTGCAAAATTAACTTTAGATAATGCTCGTATAGAAGCTAGAGAAATTGTAGATGGGTTATTAGGTGATTCAAAAAATATAGACTTTTATTTAGATAAAGTTTATGGATTTAAAAAAGCAGACATTTTATTTCAAACTAGAAAAGAAATAGATGAACCTTTAAGAAAGTTTTTTGGCGAAAGAAAAACTCAAGATATAGGTAAGACTGTTTTTACTACTATAGAAACCCTTGGTAAGTATTTATCTGATTTAAAAATGTATGATGATTTAGCTACTAAGGGTGAAGGTAAATGGTTTTTTAAAGAAGGAGCAAGTCCAACTACAAGAACAAGAGTTGCTGCTACTATAAATGGACAACAATTTGGTTCTTTGGATGGTATGAGAACTACAAAAGAAATAGCTAAATTTTTTGAGCAAACTTCTACAGGAACTTTTGAACGATTATTATCTCCTCTTTTAGCTTTTAAAGGAGTAGGACAAGCTGTAGCAACTGTATATAGTATTACAACTCATGCTCGTAATACTATTGGTGGTGGTATTATTATGGCACAAAATGGATTAAATCCTTTTAGTAAAGAAACTAGAGATTCTTTTAAAACTTTAACAAATGAACTGTATGCTAGAACCCCTAATAAAGATAAAGCTTTAGAAGATTTATATGTTAAATATCAAAATTTAGGTATTGTAAATCAAAATGTTAGAGTAGGTGAATTTAAAAAATTAATAAATGAAAACTTAACAGATGCTAACTGGGCAAAAAGATTAGATAGAGGATTTGTTGAAATTTTTGGAGATAAAAGTAAAAAATTATTTAATAAAGTAACAGATACTTTTAATAAAACTTATGTTGCAGAAGATGATATATGGAGAATAGCATCTTTTCAAAAAGAATTAAATGTTCTTAAAAAAGCATTCCCTAATAGAAGTATAGATGAATTAGAAAAAGAAGCAGCTACTATTATTAGAAATACTTTTCCTACTTATAATTTAGTTCCTTTAGGTGCTAGAGAGTTAAGAAAAATACCTATATTTGGTAATTTTTATTCTTTCTTTGCAGAAAGATGGAGAAATAATTATCATACTTTAATTAGAGGTATGGAAGAAATTAGGTCAGGTAATCCAGAATTAATTGAAAGAGGTTATCAAAGATTAGCTAGTCAAATGGCTGTTGGTTATTTAGGTAGTGAAGGTATAAACAGATATACTAAATATGCCTTTGGAGTTAGTGATGAAGAAGAACAAGCTATAAAAGATGTTGCCTTACCTTATTGGTCAAAAAATGGAACTATAGGATATAAGAGAGATAAATTTGGTAATATTTCATTTGTAGATTTAAGTTTTTCTGACCCAAATGCTCCGGTTTTAAATGTATATAATTCTTTTATGGATGAGATATTTGACCCAGAATCATCACTTGATAGTGTTTCAGATAAAGTAGCTAATGCAACTATGGAATCTTTAAAAACATTTGTACAACCTTTTATTGACCAGCCTTTATTTACTGACAGATTAGCAAGAGCATTTATAGGTCAAGATGAAAATGGTAATGATATTCCCGGAACTAACCCAAATCAAAGTTTTATAGATAATGCATTTGCAAGTTCTAAATATGTAGGAGAAGTTTTAATACCAAGATTTTTAAGAGAAGGGGCTAAGTATACTAGAGAGTTACAAGAGGGAACATTATCTGGAGAAGAAGCAGCAGAAGAATTTATAGGTAAATTAACAGGCTTAAATTATACTTCTGTTAATACTGATAATATAAAAAGAAGTTTATTTTACAAAATAAAAGAATTTAATACAAGCTACGAAGCCACTCAAGATTTATTAAATATATCAAAAGTTGAAACAATAGATGATGCATTAGAGAATTATTTACGAGCTAACAGAGCATATTATAGAGACTATGTAACTTTAAATAGAGCTATAAAAGGAGCAAGAACTTTAGGAGTTAGCACTAAAGATATTAAAAACTCCCTTAAAAATATACAAGGTACAGGTTTAGGCTCTATAGAAAAAAGAGGATTAGCATCTTACGATAATACTTTTCAACCTATTCGTTTAGCTGATGGACAAATAAGAGCTTTATACAATGCATCTGATTATACTGGTATGAGTTTTCAACAATTTAAAAGAAGCTATAAAAAATTATACAATCAATTAAGTATTTTACCTTTATTACAATACGAAGATGATTTAAATGAAGCAGAAAAAGAAGTTATAAGTATTTTAAAAAGACCTAAAAGATTTATCAGACAACAAAAAGTTGAAGGTGGTTTAATTACAGGACCAGAAGTACCCGACACCAAAGAAGACCCAGCAGACCGAGTAGACCCTTTTACTGGAGAACCTTACTCAGCACAAATGGAGGAATTAGGATTATGAATATAGAACTTTGTAAAGCTGAAATAAAAAGACACGAAGGTGAAGTGTTAAAAATATACGAAGATAGTTTAGGCTATAAAACTTTAGGTATTGGACATCTTTGTCAACCTGAAGACCCTGAATATTCTTGGGAAGTAGGAACTAAAGTATCTCAAGAAGTTGTTGATATGTATTATGAGCAAGACTTTCAAAAACATTACAAAGAAACAATACATGTCTTTGGTAGCGAAGAAGACTTTGAAAACTTACCAGAACCTATTCAAAGAGTATTAGTTAATATGTGTTTTAATTTAGGTGGTACAAGATTATCTAAATTTAAAAATATGTTAAAGGCTTGTAAAGAACATAACTGGAGTGAGATGGCTAGACAAATGGAAGATAGTCGTTGGTTTGGACAAGTTGGTAGAAGAAGTATTGAATTACAAAAGATGGTATTAGAATGCTGCTCTACTTAGAAAAAGATTTAGATAGGGCATATAGATTAGATTGTAAAGCTAGAGCTAAAGTTAATGAACCTTGGGTAACTAGAGAACAGTTTAGAAGTCTATATGAAGATTTAATCAGCTTACATTTAGTTAAAGCTGAGAAGGAGGATATATTAATAGAAGATATGCCTGAGTGGGTGTTAAATTCTATTGATGGTATGTTAGAGGGAACATTAACTTTAGATAAGGAGTAATATGAAAGCGTTATTAAAAAATGTAGTAGGTGCTGTAGCTCCAACACTAGGTACTGCTTTAGGTGGTCCTATGGGTGGCATGGCTGCTAATATGATAGCTGAAGTTTTAGGTGTACCTAATAATCCAAAAGCAATAGAAAAAGGTATATCAGAAGCAACACCTGAACAGATGCTAGAACTTAAAAAAGCTGAACAAGCTTTTGAAGTTCAAATGAAAGAACTTGATGTTGATGTATATAAATTAGAAGTAGCAGATACACAAGATGCTAGAAAAAACTTTAGTAAGGATTGGACTGCTCGTATTATGGGTATAGCTACAGTAGGTGGCTTTCTAGGATATATATTCTTAGTAACACTACAACCACCAGAGCAAAACAGCGAAGCTCTAATTAATTTAGTGTTAGGATATTTAGGTGGTTTAGCATCAGCAGTTATAAGTTTTTATTTTGGAGCTTCTAATTCTACTAAAGACTAATGGATGCAGTAGCGTTAATAAGTGAAGTAGGCTTTCCTATAGCAGCAGCTTTAGGTTTAGGTTTATTTATATGGAAACTTATAAATAGAATCATAGATGGCATGGAAACTAAACTAGATACTTTAGATGATAAAGTGCAAGTTAGTTTAGATACTATGGAAGAAAGAGTTACAACTAAACTTGACAGTCAATATGGCATTATTGTCAGTTTAATTGACAGAGTAAGAGCAATGGATAATCAAAGTATTAGACAAGATGTTCTTTTAAAAACATTGTTAGGCGTTCCTAACTTAATAGATATAGAAAAAATAGCAAAGGCAGATAGAGATGACCAAAGGAAAGATTGATAAAATAGAAAATGTACATCCAATGACACAAATAACAGTAGCCTCCATTATTCAGGTTACAATGTTTGGTTTAATGTTTTTAGTGTTTTGGATGAACTCTAAACTTTTTGCAGATGAAATGGTTCATCAATTTAAAAATCCTAGTTTTAGTGGTGTAGGTACATCTGCACATTATCTTACTATAGAAAATCAAGAGTTCAATCGTAAGATGTCTATCAAAGAAGAATTAAAAGCTTTACAAGAACAAATAAAAAGAGACAAAGAAAATACAACACTTGCAAGATTTATAAGAAATTTAGAATCTAGAATATATGCACAACTATCAAGACAGTTAGTAGAAAACTTATTTGGAGAAACTCCTAGTGAAAGTGGTACACTAACTTTAGAGGGTAACACTATTACATATAGTGTTGAAGATGGAATAATAACTTTAGTAATTACGGATAGTGATGGGAATGAAACTACTATACAGCTTCCTATTGGCAATTTTAGTTTCTAGTTGTGCAGTCTTAAACGAGAACAAAGACCTATCACTAACTAGAAATATATTACCTGCTAATATTTTAGATTTACAATCAGTTGAATTAGCTGAATTACCTCCTGCGAAAAAGAAACCAGTAATAGCAGTATATAGAGATAGCTTTCAAGATTTAACAGGGCAAAGAAAAAGTAATAGTAGCTTTGCTTTATTTAGTACAGCAGTTACTCAAGCTCCAGAAGCGTTGCTTATTAGAGCTTTAAAACATGCTGCTAATGGTAATTTTTTTAGAGTTGTCGAAAGAGTAGGTTTAGATAACCTTACTAAAGAAAGACAACTAATCCGGTCAACCAGAGAGAACTTTGAAGAAGACCAAAAACTACAACCTTTATTATTTGCTGGTCTTATAATACAAGGTGGAGTTATTAGTTATGACACAAACATTCAATCTGGTGGTATTGGTGCTAGATACTTAGGAATAGGTAATAGTAAACAATACCGAGAAGATGTAGTAACTATATCATTGCGATTAGTTTCTGTATCTACAGGTGAAATATTAATGGAATCTGCAGTTTCAAAAAATATTTTATCGACAAGTATTTCTCAGGACATCTTTCGTTTTATTGAGCAAGGCACGGAACTTGTAGAGATAGAGGGAGGTGTTGCTGAGAATGAGGTGGGTTCTATAGCTTTGCAAAAGGCAATAGAAACTGGAGTATTAAACTTAATAGAAATAGGAATAGAAAGAGGGTATTGGGAA